ACAGTGGGGAATGTGTTCCGGAACTAGCGATAAACAAGACCAGTGGTTTCAGGCATTCCCGCTTTCTGTATCTAAATGCCTTTCAGTATCGCTGACTAGACACGGGGGAGATAGTACTGCATATATCGTAAGAATAGTTGGCGTCGTAAATAACGGCTTCTACTGGACAGATGCGAATTATCAAAATGGGGCACATGGGAGCGGCGACCCGAATTTATGGATTGCTATTTGCCAATAGCTATGCCTCTTACTGTTGTTGCGGAATAACCGGTATTATACAAGCGCCAATCTAGTCCCGTAGTTGTCACATTAGTAGTTTGTGCAACACAATTTGGGGTATCTACTGATATTGCTATCGAAAAAACATTATGAAATGCAACTGGGAAAACAATATGTGTCGCTTCTCCCGTGTTCTTTACTCCCGTATTAATTACCCACTGTCTACCATCCAATCGAAATATACATAAAATTAATTTTCATTCCCGTTGTACTTGCATCTTGGCCGAATGCCTCGACGTGGTCATTATTTAAATAGTAATAACTCAAATGTTCCAAGTTTTTATCAGGTATATCCTCTTCCATAAAACAAATGCTAGCTATTTTGTTGGGATACGTGACCGGTAATATAACCTTTCCATAACCGTTGCTATTGGTTTCATTTTTTCCCCACTGTATAATTAGTCCGCCAAATAACGAGCCAAAGCAGATATACCCATTCTGAGCAAGGCTATATTTCATACCTGTTGCCGTCAGCACTTTTGATATCATCGTAGCAAGCAAACTATCCGATGTCAGTGTATTGACGAGTCCACCGAGCGCTGTACTTGCCAATGTATTGACGATGCCCTGGTTCCAGTCCGTAATTTGACCTACTTCCGTTTCCGGATGGATGGTATCATACGATTTTGTCGTTTTGTTCCAATGATGTAAAATGCCTTTTAAAATACCCATGTTATTATCCTCCTATTCGCTTACTTCAAGCCAGATTGTGTTCTGGTCGGTCGGCTCTGTGCCACCGACGTACAGGTCTTCTGTCGGCACTTCTATCCATGTGCTGGACCCGGCGGACGGCTCTACGCTGAGGGTGATGCCATTATTGATGGCGTCGTATACACCGCCACTGGTGACCGGGTTTGTACTGCCGGACGTGGGCTTGCTATCAAAGGTGAGTTTGTTCTGTTTGGCCGCAATCAACGTTTTGATTTTACTGACTGCGTATTTCAGCCCGTCCGCATCTAAAAATTTAGTCGCCATGACAGCCACCCCCTATGCAAAAGCGGTGTCGATTTCGGTCTGGCTAAGCGCCGAGTACGTGACTGTGCTGTCCGAATTTGCCGGCGTATATCCGAGGGCAGACGTGACGTTTGCCGATGTCAGCGACACAACGCCAGACGATACAGTGATATTACTGCCGATTTTGACCCCCCCTAAAACACTGGACGTAGCCGCCGGCAGGCTGTAGTTGCTGAGACCGGCTAATTTGTTCTTTTCGGCCGTCGTATAGTCATTTGTGCTGAGCCCTTTGCCGCTGACTTTTTTAACGTATGTCGTCGATATAGTATTTCCGTCGCCATCCCGGACGGCTTTATCAGCAGTGCTGACAGAGTCATTGATGAGCACGTACGCCGTGCCGGACCATCTGTATACGTCGTTGTCGGTGCTGCCGATATCGACATACAGGGTGTTGGTTGAGCCTGTGATTACCGTCGTATGCGTTGATTCTTTGTAAAATTTTCCGCCGCTGTAATAGCCTTCGAGTACTTCGCCGATGTCGCCAGGGATGTACTGTGCCGGGATCTTTTTGTCCGATCCGAGCGGGGCAACGCCGTTAGCCGCGCCGATGAGCGATGTAGCAATACGTGCCGTGCTATCCGTGGCGTGGATGGTGATATTGGCAGAGCCGTCAAAAGCTACGCCGTTGATGGTCCGTACCGTGGCCAGTTTAGTCGCCGTATCAGCGGCGCCGGCGGTTGCCGCCTTCGCGCTGATACCGAGATAGGTCTTGGCCGCATCCGTTTTAGTCAAATAGATGCTCGTCGCGTCGGTCTTGCTCAGCTTCGTGTCATCGGTAATCGTGATGCCGGTCTTGTTGAGTGCGACGCCGTTAATGGTGATGCCCTGAGGCACATATTTCCCGTCGTTCGCCGCATCCTGCTTCGTTTTAAAGTATTTCAGGCCATCAAGGTCCAGAAATTTTGTTGCCATAGTTTCCTCCTGTTAAAAAATCGCATCAATATCCATGTTCAGTATGGTATCTGCTAGTGCATCTTTTCCTGCCGGCCCCTGTGGCCCCATCGGGCCTTGTGGTCCAGTATCGCCTTTCGGCCCTTTGATGTCTACCGGAGCGGGGTTGTCCCGGCCGCCGTCATTGGTCCAGGATAATATGCCGTCATCCGTGATGTGTGGCGTATAGACGGCCCCTTTAGTCCCGGCTACGCCCATGCCTACCGTCAGGGTATTTGCGGCACTCAGACGGGCAGACAGCGCAGGGGACCGTGCTGTCAATACAGCCCTTATTTTATCCATGCGGCCACCTCCTACGTCGTCGTGACGTCCGGCAGCAGATGGAACTTGCCTGGCCCGATGGTCTGATGCGTCCCGTCTGATAAGGTCAACTGCACATCCCATACATAATCACCGTAGGCAAGGCCCTGTGTCTTGTCGTGCGTCAGATCTACGACGAAACCGTCCATCGTACATTGCAAGACATACTCTGTATCGTCATAGGTACGCTTTACGGAAAAGACGCCGGTATACCCTGTAATGGGTGTGCCGTCTGTCTGTACCGGCTGAATGGTAAAAGAATCATCGTCGCCGCGTACATAGTAGATGTCCATGCCTCGTATTTTCAGCATCTCATCACCCCTATTCGACGATTTCGACCCACATGCCACGCTCAGACATAGACGCCGGTTTATTGGCTGTTGATGTGACCATTAAAATGTTTTTATGTGCTGCATCGTCTGTATTATGTGCGACGGTCAAAAATCCATTGGGGTTGATGGTCGCTGACACGTTACCCGTGTTGCTCATGGTAAACTGTAGCTGAAATTCCTGTTGTACGACCGTACTGCTTCCTTCTGCGGGCATATAATCCGGATTATCATCGACAAGCGCTACATACATGACTTCCCCTACGTCCGGATCTGTTGCAAAAAGTCCCATTTCGGTAATTTTAAACCCGGTTTTTACACCAGTATTACTGATAGTCAGCTCTAGCGTTACGGTATTCCCACTCTGCGTAATTTTATTGATGCCCAGCGTCATCTGTTCATTGATTAATGCTGTTGCACTGTTCAACGACCCAGTCCGCGTACCGGACCCGATAGCAACACGCGTAAACGTGAGTGTAGTCAGGCCAGCATTGATTTTGGCTTGCAATGTCGCCCCGACATCGGTCATTGTGATTTTATTCCAATTTGCCATGAATGACATCCCTCCTGAATGTGCCGACAGTACCGGCAAAATAAATATCTTTCTGTGCTATCAGCATTTGTTTTAAATCAAACGTAATGCATGTCTGGCGAACAATACTCATATTCGCGCCGAACTTAGCTTCTCCTGTGCATCGCCTGATGAATTGCACATAATCCAGCCATGATCGCGTGTTTTTATACGCATTGATCAACCTTACCATTTTATTGATTAGTGTTGCTCCATCTAATGAAGCCGTTATCAGCGTTACTCGGAAGTGATATGGCTGACCGTCGTATTCAGGCCATTCCTGCACCACAGCTGATTGATACACCGTAGCTACGGCCCGCTGTACAGCATATTTTGTGCCCTTGAATTTATGCAGTAAAAACGATTCTTTGACTTGCTTCCTTTTTACAGACAAGTCCGAATTGTCATCGTATTCGTCGACATGCATCTGCTCTGCCAGATGGTCAATAAGCGCTTCCGGCAGGTCATCAATGGCCGGGTAAATCAGTAACAAATCCGGATTGATGTCGGACAGCGCCATATCGATGACGCGGGCCAAATCCGGTACGGGGTCTTTGTTGATGGATTCCGGCAAATGGTCTGCGATTCTGTACTCCGCATCTATCATTCGTCTTCACTCCCTCCTAAGACGACGGATACCGTTTTATCCTGGGCAACTTGTACGCCTGTCAGCACGGTATAGGTCGGCGCCGTGACGATGACGCGTTTTACACCGGCGACAGCCATAACATCGGCAATCAGTCGCGACGGGTTGATGTCCCGGCCAATTTTAGATTTCTGCCACAGCCGATAGTTATTTACGGCTGTCGTTACGGCGTCTTTGACAGTAGATTCCGCCGTGCCGACGTCGGTATAATAGGTCAGGGTAATGTCATAGGATACCGCATCTGGTGCGACGACCGATACGTTATCGGTCAGTGGACGTACTTTATCCGCAGATACTACCGTTTTTACCGCGTCCAGTAATTCCTGCTCCGGCAGTGTCCCGCCTGTCATGAGCGGCCGTATTTCAACGGCACCAGCGCTGGGACTGGTTACGGCAACGTCGATGATGCCGCTGTTAGCCGACTTCGTCCAATACTCGTAAGCCCCTGTCGGCCCCGCTGTAGAAAAACGTTCCGGCGCTTCGTGGATGCGTTCTCGATAGTCGTCATCTGACTCTTCATCGGCGCCGCCTGCGCTGGTCGTCGTATTGACAATAGAAGCCACATAAGCCACTGGATCAACTATGGATTTTATTTCGCCTGGGATAAACCCATTTCCGACTGTGCCAACTGTTTGGCATGTTGCTTTTACCGTCGTTGTCAGGTTCCCTGCCAGGACGGCCGCATCTTCGTTTGTTGCGAAATAAATGCCGCTGTCCGTCGCTACACGCGTTCCGGCTTTTACGATGGTTTCCTGTTCGCGTTTAGCTGCCAACGTAATCAACAGCGTTGTCGTTGCGGCCGATGCCGGTATTCGCGTCGTATCGGAAAAAGCGCCTAGGTTGTCCAGGTTTCCGCCGGACGCATATTTCAGCAGATTCTGTTTGCCGATGTAATTTTGATTATTTACAAGTCGGACAATCGCTTCGGATACGACCAGCAAGAACAGTCGTACCGGGTCGCCCTGGGCTAAGGTCCGTCCGGTTATGCTGGTATAGTCGTTAAAGACGGCGGCTTTGATTTTCTCCGCATCGCCGTCTACGAATTCGATGTCCGGTAAATCAGCTAGTTTCATTAATTTTCACCGTCACTTTCGGCGTGAATCGTCCGTTTATATCGCCAGTGAATGTTATTTCCGTAATGCTTACTCTTGGCTCGTAGCGCTTGATTTGAGCAAAAATTTCACTCGACAAAATCGCTTCTGCTTGTAGCATGGGCTTATCTACGGCATCCCCAGATATTCCAAACTCCCTATCGAGCGGCACTGAGAATTTTACAGTCCCCAAGATGGTCCGGACGTTCTGCAATATTTCTTCGATTTTTGTTGCTGGCGCAAAATCAATGGTTTTGGCTTCTGGTATTACAACATATTCCATGGATACCTCCTATCTAAAGACGGTTAATATCCCGTTGGCAATGCTGCCATAAAGGTTTAATTTTGATTTTTCTTCATGGTAGTTGCTATCATCATATTCGACCAGCTTGACGTTTACTTTAGCCCAAATCAATGCCCCGACGGAACTGAAAAAAGTGTCCGAAACGGACATGGAGTCCAGGCGCCAATAATTCTGGCTGACTGGCCGCATCCCGATGATCAGTGGAAATACGGTACCGTTTTCGCACATCTCCTTCATCGTTGCCAGGTCCTTCTTTATCGCAATATTGTGCGATGCTGTAAGGATGAGGTCAAAAGTGATTGTTCGTAATTTCGGCCCGATGAATTCGCTGACCGGCTTATGATAAATAATGTCATGGTCCTGCCAGCGGCTTCCTGCCTCGGTCTGGTAGTTGGCCGGCGTCCTTAGATAATGCGACGATACGATGAATGGCAGACTGCCCATATATCCGATATACATAGCACCTCCTATTCTGGCGTACTCGTTTTACTGCCACCCGGCGTGACGCCGCCGTGTACATGTGACACGAGTGATATGCCGTTGACTACCACATCCCCACTGGAAGCATTAATCTGCAAAGCCCCGCCAACATTGATTTTCAGATTTCCCGGCGTGTCGATGACCCTTGTATTGGCATCGGCTCCGCCAGGCGGCGCATCAGTGCTGCTGAAGAAGGTCCCCAGCACGAATCCGTCGCCCACGCCGGCCCCCGAAAAGTTCGGCATCTGTATGCAGAGCACTTGGTCCCCGACAGCCGGCATCCAAAAATCTTTCGATTCTGATGATCCGCGTTGAAGGACGAACAAATCGTTCGTTACCTTGTTTCCCTTATCTTCGCGGCACACGCGCACGGTTCCGTCTTTCGGCGTCAGTGCACATACGGTGCCGTAAAATATCAGTTTTTCCAGCAGCTTTTTGATGTTAGTATCCATCGAGGCACCTCCTCATTTCCAGGCTGAGTACATACCCATTGCCCAGGCTGTGCGTTGCCTTGGTGACGATATATTTCCCGTCAAAGGCGCCGAAGTTCATGAAACCGATGACAATGCCGGCCATGAAGTGGAAGTCGCCGTACAGGCTAAAGGATGCCGTGATTTCATCCCGGTTCTGTTCTCGCAATTTTTTCCTGGCCAGCTTATTTGCGGCGTCCACTGTGTCGCATTGTTCATTCACTTCCAGCGTCATCCCCGTTTGCTTATTCGGGGCTTCGAAATAGCCCTCGATGACTTCTTTGTTCTTGCCCTGCTTGTATTTAACGTGGCAGGCCCGATAAATGTCACGGGTCTTGGCTTTCATTGAGTAGGACAGGAAATCTGTGAAGTTCAGCGGGTTTTCAGGCGATACGTCATCATCGCTCGTCTGCTCCGAAAATGAGGCTGTCCCTGGCCGCCAGAATACAATCAGCGGCTCCTGGTTTTCCAGCTGGTATTCATCGAGGATGATAATGGTCTTGGTCGATATTTTCAGATCCAGGCCGGCATCATCACATAGCTTTTTCAAAAATTCAAGGTCTGATGCGTCTGACTGCTCGACATGCTCATACGATAGGTTGTTCTGGGCCCCCGGCTCATAGTCCAGCGACATGCCATTTCTCCAGGCGATGTCATTGGCGATTTTATAGAGGCTGATATTATCCCAGGATTGATTCTGCTTAATGCCTCGCAATGACGTATCAGCAATGGCGTTGACGGCTTTGATTTGTACCGTTGTCGGCATCCCGTTTATTTCGATTTCATCGACCTCAAATTCTCCGACTGGCAGTTCCTTGATGCCTTCGTTGACTCCACTTTTGTTCAGCGTATAAAGGGTAATGTCCAATTTGGACCCCGGTTCCGGATACCACGTGTCCTGCCACAGCTGCGCCCTATCTTCCAGGGTGACTGTCATGTCATCGACCTGTCCGGACAGGTTATCCGTCACTTCAATGGATAGCAGATACTTCATCATATCTTCGGATATGTCTTTGCTCTCTGTTTCGCCTGCCGGCGTATACAGTATTTGAGCATAAGCCCGGCGTCCGAGGAATGTCCCCGGCGTCAGTTCTTTTTTCCATTCATTTAATTTGGCTTTAATTGTTTCTAAAGACATAGCATCACCGCTTCCATGGTGGCAAAATCTTGGATGACTGGATTACATTGATGTCCGGGACGTTCAATATGATCCCTGCTGGAAAAATAGCCGTGTTCCGGTACGTTTCATTCGCTTCCAGCAGTTCATTCATATAGAGCTCATTGCCGAAAATTTTATATGCAATGGCATCCCACATGTCCCCCTGGACTGTCGTGTACTTATTCATAGCTCAACCGCCTCCGTCCTGCGGATACTCTATCCAGCATTTTAGGCAGTTCCCGCTGGAATTGACGCGCCTGTTCTTCCAAGGCTTGACGGACGGCATCAGCGACGTCGCCACCGCCCTGGACGTTGATAGTCGGCCGGAAATCCAGTGTGATACTGCTGTTACTGTACGTCGGGGCTTTGGCTGTTCCTGTGCTCATCCGCTGTGGCGTTTTGGGCATGACACCTAACGCGGCTCCGGCCTGCTGCCACAATGAGATAGCTCGTGCCGACCCGTCTAAAGGGATAGCGGCTTCTGCCGAGTCTTCGGCGAATGTTGTCAGGAAGGCCCCACGCTGATAAATGCCACCTCTGGCGTTTTCGCTGACGTCATCACCGCTGCTGGTTGCTTCACTGATTGTACGTGTTATGTTTTGTGCAATATTGATAGCCGTATCAATTGGATGGGATAAGGCATTGACCAGGCTATTCCACTTGTCCATAGCCCAGTCTACGGCCTGGCCAATGGCATCTATGACACTGCTGGCAAAACTTTGTACTGCCGCTACAGCACTGTCCCAAGCAGAGGAAATATAATCTACCAATGCAGAGATGATGCCTTCTATGACGCTAGCTGCGCCCGATACAAAGCTGGAAATAGCGTCCCACACGGCCGATGCGATAGCCAGACAACCATTCCATACCCCGGTGAAGAAAGCGCCAAAGGCGGATATGATGTCCATGATGACCGATACGGCCATCGTCGCTACGGTCATGATGCCGCTCCAGACGGCTGTGGCAATCGCGACCAGGCCATTCCATACCCCGGTGAAGAAAGCGGCCAGGGCTGAAAACAGACTCATGCCAAAGGATACGATATTGTTCCAAATCGCAATAACGGCGGCCCGGAATTGTTCGTTTGTATTCCAGAAATAAATAATGGCGGCGACCACGGCGATGATGACGGCCACGATGGCGATAATAGGATTGGCCATGAGAGCCATTGCCAACGCTCTGGCTCCTGTTGCCGCAGCACGAAAGGCTGCCCCTAATCCATTCAATCCGGCATGGAAAAGTTTGGATGCCGTCGCGGCCCCACGCAATACAGTTTCCCCATTCTTGTTTACTATGAAGAACAAGTTAGCCGTCTCTTTGAGCATATTGAAACCGGCTCTGATGGCTAAAATAGATCTAGCAGCCAATAAGACGCCGGCAAAGCTGGCAGCCAAGGCAACCATAGTTTGTATCAATACTTGATGTTCTTTGGCCCAATTGGCAAAGGCAACGACGACAGGAACGATATTCTGTAAGATGCTGTTAATAGCTGGTAATAATGCGGAGCCGATTTCAATGGCCACGGCTGTAATACTGTTTCTGAATAGCGATAATTGATTCGCAGTTGTTCCGCATCTCGCTGCATATTCCGCATCTACAGAACCGCCATATTGCATAACGTTGTTAACTTTATTGAAATTGTCCTGTAGTGCATCCAAGTTAGTCAATAGTGGGGCAATTGCCCCAATTGATTCTTTCCCAAATAAATCAGCCAGTACACTGGCTTGTTGGTCCTTCGGTAACGCTTGCAATGCGCGAAAAACGTCCATGATGGCGCCTTTAGCATCGGTTTGCATCCGCTTGGCCATATCTGCCGCATCAAATCCCAGCTGCTGGAAGGCAGCGGCCTGGCTTTTCGTAGCGCCTTCACCTGCCGTCATACCCAAAATTAGATTCTTGATGCCGGTTGCGGCTACATCTGACTGTACCCCTGTGGCAACCATGGATGCCCCCAGAGCGGCAATTTCACCGGATGCCACCCCGCCAATTTCCCCAAGTGGCCCGATGCGGGTCACAACGTCTGCAATCAACGGTGCTGAAGCTGCTGTCGTATTTCCCAGGTAATTGATTTTATCCGCTAAGGCCACGACACCGTTTTGGTTCAAGTTAAATGCGCTTCTCCATTTGGCCATCATGTCCCCGGCCTGGTCAGCTGTAATATCAAAAGCTACGCCCATCTTTACGGCATCTTGGGCGAATTGCATCAAATCCTGACGCGCTATCCCAGCCTGCCCGCCAGCGGCCACGATTTTGGCAATCCCCGAAGCAGCCATCGGCATTTTAGTAGACAAGTCTAAGATATCCTGTCCCATTTCTTTAAATTGCTGTGGAGTGTCAAAATCGACAACCTTTCTAACTTCTGCCATTTCACTTTCAAAATCCATGGCCGCTTTCGTTGCCCCCACTAACGGTGCTGCCAGGACAACCGTTTTCATAGCAGTCCCTGTTAAGTTACTTTTCGCACTGTCAAAGGCCGCCTGTGCTTTTTGCTTTTGGGCCTGGGCATCTAAGATGTCGGACCGTCGCTGTGTCAAATCGTTGATACGGGCCTGGAGAGCGGCAATCTGCCGATACGATGCTACACTGACCTGACCTGTGGCCCGCTGTTCTGCCGATGCCGCCCGCTGCGCACTCCGCATGGCGTCATTGGCCGCCTTGATCTGCGTCTTCAACTCTTTGGACTCGGCGATAGCCCGCTGCATAGATGACGCGACAGACCCGTCCAGCCGTCCTTTGACAGCAATGGCTAATTCCATGACACGGCTCATTTCACCGCCCTCCCTTCTTGGCCTTCTTCATTTCTTTTTCTTCCCGTTCGACTTCTTCGTTCATGACTTGAATCCACTCATAAAAATCACCGATTGGTTGTTCCAGGAACCATCCAATCGGCGTTTTCGTGTACTTCGCCAGCCTCATGGCCGATAGTCTTATATTTTCTACGGCTCCTTGGGAAGCAAAAAATTCTGCGCTTTCAAGCAGGCTGCCATAAAGTCCGGACCACTCAGGTTGAGGATATCATCATACTTCATTTTGGCTGCCGCCGCGGCCACGATGGCCTGGTATTCCATCGATAAGGCCGGTACGGTCATGAGTTTGTCTTTCTTTTTAGCCTGGTTCATGCAGGCCAGCAGGGCATAGCCATTCAACTTCGTAAAATCAAAATAAATTTCCGTCTGTCCATTCGGTAGTGGTTTTGTCAGATGCAGGATGTTTTCCTGGTCTACGATTTCAGCGTTGACGAGTTCGTTTTCTTTTTCTTTCATGGGAATCCTCCTAGTTCATACCAATATTGGCGCGAACCTGCTGTAACAGGTCAATACCGTTCACGATGGCTTTGTAGCCGTATTTGTCGATTTCGCAAAGCGTAGCGCCGCCCATTTCAATTTTGAAGTACGTACATTCGATGACGGTTTCACTGTCCGTCTTGGACCCGGCTTTGAATTTGCCAGGGTTGTGGCTCTTGACACGGCCGCGGACGGCGACGCGGTACTGCTCGTGTTCATAATCATTGGCGCCGCTGTCCCAGTTCTGGATGTCCGAGTAGAGTTCCAGTGCCAATGTGCTGCCGCCGACCAGGCGGGAACTCGTTTTCGTCGGCACCTGCCAGGTCATCTTTAATTCCAAGGAATCAAAATGGCCGGCGATGGGCGCTTCGATTTTACCAGCGACGCCGATGCCTTCAATATCTTCTGTCAGCGATTTCAAATCCGGCAATTCGACTTCGTTGACGCCGATTAAATCGTCGGCGCCGTCGATATAGGCCCGCATATCATTGATGACTTCCGGGATTTTATTTACTGCCATGGGTTTCCCTCCTTACGAGAATAATACTTCAAAATTCGATACGTCATACTCAAAGGTATCTTCAATGTCCTGTGCCGGGACAGGCGGCGTCAGCTTCGTGTGGATTCGGAAGATGCCGGCCAGTAAATCAGTCGTCGGGTTTTCATCAGCCAGGAACTGGACACTGGCCCCTAAGAGGTATCCTCGTGACGTCAGCCCATTCAACCGCACCTGTTCACTGTCTACCAGCATTTTTACCAGTCTCGGAGTGATCGGCTGGTCTGTCTTCTGCCAGTTCGTTAAAATGAAGGTGACATACTGCCAGTTGAACATGCGCCGGACACAGATGAACATATCTTTGACATCTGTCGTGCCTGGATAAGCACCGGTAAAGTTCCCCCAGGACTTCCAGCCGCCGGAGAAATTCAAGCCCGTAACAACGCCCTGTTCATTCAGCAAATTGGCCTGCGTCAGATTGAGATTCACTTCACTACCATCTTTCAGGCACAGCCCTGTCGCCTGTAATGTCTGGTTGGACGGCGACTGATACGGGACGTCATCGTTATTGCCGTCGGTAACGCCGATGATTCCCATGATATGGGTCGATAAGTGGAAAACCATATCGCCATTTTTAGCGCACGGCCAGCAGACAATCTGGTTATTCCCCGTGTAGTTGTTGCCGTTTTTCCACATATTGACGTCGGCATATTTTTTAACCTGTTCCGTATTGATGTCTACCAGTGCCATGCAAGGGAACAAACCGTCGATTTTAGCCGCTTTGGCTTTCATGACAGCGGCAATGGCCGGCTTTTCAGACCATCCTGGTGCTGCCAGCAAGCCCGGAACTTTGCCAATCTGGAAATAAATATCGTCGATGAGTTCCAGCCCTTTGTTTTTGCCATCCGTGGACATGCCGCCGATGATATCGTCATCTTTGACAGCCGTCGGATCTAATTTGTCATAAGCAACATAGATGCTCGATACGGAGGCCAAGGCACCATCATCCAAGAGTGTAATGATGAGCTGACCATCATCGTCATATGCCGCCGTATAATCCGTATCCAAGGTGGCTGCGGACCCGTCTGCACTGCCCTTGACGGTCAGCGTATGCAATAAAACCGGGTCTGTAAGGATGACCTGTTTCTTCGTAACAGTTTTGGCCGTGTCCGAAACGGACACTTTATGTTTGGCCGGGTCCAATACATTGACAAATACAATGGGTTTTACATTGTACAGTTTGAATTCGGTATACATCGCTTCGCAGAGCGTGTACTTATCCCAGTCGGGATGATACCCCAAATTCTGCGTCGCTTCCTTCCAGCTGTAGCAGATGACAGGTTTATTGACATAGGCTGTCGGGTCTTCTGTCAGATGGACAGGCGCCGTCCCGAAGACAACCGGCAAGCCGGAATCAGTGGCGACAGTCGCCACAATCGATGTCGGGACTTCGCTTGCTTTTACGCCGTGGAAAAATGCCATTTTATTTACCTCCGTGTAATGCCATGGCCCGTTTATACATGATGTTTCTCAACGAGCCTGTAGATTTAACTTCTTTTTGTGCCGCATCCAATTCGCCCGCTGTGACGAACAGATGCTTATATACCGGGTCGTCCTTATATTTTGCAGGAATCCCGTCTGCGAAAATCTGATTCGTGTGGATTTCCGTGTCTTTATAGGCTGGGCCGACGTAGATGACCGGCCCGCTGGTTTTACTCATCGTATCTGCCTCCTAAAACCTCCCAATGAGTTTGACGTGGCTGCGGAATGAATACGTCGAACTCAATGACACCTACCCATTGTGGGAACGGCTGGCCATCGGGAATCGTCGTCTTGATATTCCCGTCATCTATATCAATGAACCATTTCTTGGCAATGGGATTGTTGGCCAGCAGGTGATAGCGGATGAATTCGAGGAAATGGAACAACATATGAGCTCCATAGGTTATATCTTCATCGTAAATGGTTGCGTAGATGACGATAGACGTAACGGACTTATCCCGGTCGTCTGTCGTAGCTTCTGGCCGTACCACGACGGCCGGACAAAGTTTCTTTTGTTCTGCCCGGTTATTCGCCCGGGGCAGGAATCCGGCATATACATTTACATCCGTATCGACACTCGAAAAGATATTTTCTGGCCGGCCTTCACAATATTCCTGGTAAGCCGTGAATTTTTCTTTCAAGAATTCCGCGATACCTTCCGCGCATTCCAATGGGGTCATCGCATCACTTCCCTAATCTGTATTCGATTTCATGTTCCAATCGTTCTTCAAAGACGTCACTGCCACGATCCATCATGACGCTCAGGACATCGGGATTGCCGAATAACTGCGGCACGGCCGGCCCATAGATCCCTTTCAGCGGGTATCTTTCCTTTCCCTTACGGGCGACGAATGCCCCGCCCAGGCTAAAGCCGCGGGGGACATGCGTCATTTTCCCGCGCTTTACGGATACGAAGACGCCGTCCCGCCGCTTCTTGGCCTGATATTTATGGATTGCCTCGGGCGCCCCTTTGACAAGGATGGTAGCGCCGTCTTCATCGGCCCGGATCTGCGCCTTCGCTTTCAAGTCCCCGGCCTTCATGGTATAAATGCTTCGGATTTCCTTTGTCCCTGCCTTCCTGGCGGCTGTGGCCGCCCGCTTTCCGGCAGCTACAGCCGCCCTGGCGATTTCTTTATCGCTCAGAGAGGACAAGGCGTCCATAAGCTTTTTGTCACCTTGAATGTCGATTTCTACACTCATAGGCCCTCCTAGTGATTCTTGTGCAGGGTCATCGTCAAAATACCCATGTCGTCGATGACGTTATCTACCAGGCAGTAATCGCCATCGACAGTAAAACTTTCTCCTTCCGCTGGGACTTCTCCGTAATCGTCTTTAGCGATATGAATGATGATGACCTGGCCATGGGTGCTCTCGAAGCCGGAATAGATTTCCTGTTTCTGGAACATAGCGTCTTCTTTGGGACTCTGCACGATGCATGTATACTTCTTGCCATTCAGCTCATGCGTCTCGGCGAATTCATCGGCATTGAGAAAAGCCGGAATGTCCGAAGCTACCATTTCTTTGAACGTGCTCATTTTTGGACGGCTGCGGCGGCATCGGCCTGGGGCAGTTCCATCCCTGGTTCGTCTGCCGGCGATTCTTCCGTCTCTGGCTCATTAGCCGGGGCCACTTTGTCCCCAACCAAGGCAACAACTTGTTCATCGGCCCGTTCCATGAGTTTTTCCGCTTCATCGTCCGGCAACTCGAACGAGTCGCCAGTCCGATATAAGTGCTTGCCCATGGAAACGCAGCCGTATGTAACGACTAACTTCATGGTCCTCCCTCCTATTTCGCTTTGATGACGGCCCAATCGTCGACAAACTGCGGAGCCAAGACACAACGGCAGTACATGTATAAGCTCAATACCTGCGTATCCTTGTTGCCGTTATAGTACGGCACATACGGTGCAACGAAGGTTTCGTAGGCCGTGCCGGCATCATTGAGCAGGGTGCAGGCGCCGTGGAGCTGACTGCCGCGGCCCGGAATGGCGATGATGGCCGTATCGGGGTTGATGAAATACTGCGATTTCCCGGCATCGTCGGTGTACGTTTCTGCATAGGTATAGACGTCGAGGTTCAGCGATTTGATGCGCCCGACGTGAGTAATCTGCGGGCTGATAATCTGCGGCTGGAAGCCCATGAGGGACAGATTGTCCGCCGTCGGAACCATCATCCATTTCATGATCTGGTCATTGCTCAGCAAATAATCTGCGATATTTTTCCCACAAATCATCATGGTCGGGACGATACCGGCGTCTTCCTGGATGAGTTCCGAAGCGTTCTTGATGTCGCTGTAAATCGTCGCTCCGGCTTTATCCCAGGTTGTCGTCGGCGTGACTTTATGGTCAAAGTCAAACGCAATGGTGTCAATCAACACCGTCTTGCCGTCATCGGCATAACCTTCGATGTCGCATTTACCAGTCTGCAAGATATCCGCCGCCATCTTCGCTTTACGGTTGATGATTGCGTTCTGCAAATCCACCATATCTTCAGCCTGCTTGATGGCTGCGCGCTGGGCCGGTGTCGTCGTGCTGTAGATGTTTTCGCCAAAGCCGCGTTCCGATAATTCTTCCGGATCTACTACCTTACTCGGCCCCATCATCGGCGGCTGGTAGATAGCGATTTTAGAGCCCGTGTCTTTCAGGCTCGCTCCTTTTGCGCCACGAACGACAAAGGGGGCCAGCTGACGGCCACGCTTGCGGTATTCTACGGCAATTTTGGTCGTAACGGCTGTCGCCGGTACAAGCGGGAAAAAGGTATCAAGCAAAAAAGATGCCGGCGGCGTAATCCGTTCCATTGCCTGCATCAAAGATACAGTATCTCTCAATTCAATAGCCATGTTCAGTTCCTCCTAGTGTACAGATGTCAAGAAAATACCGGCATTTCGCAATTCTTCTTCATGGGCGTCAACCGTATCTTCGCTGGCGGCAATGAGGTATTCGCGATGGAATCGGCCGGAAACATAGACCGTCGCAACGGTGGCTCTATCATCCACGTCGCAACTCAAAATAGCATTGGCAACAGCGGCTTTAGCCGTAGCCACAGCGGCTGTCCCAGTAACGGTCATCAGCGTGCCGCGTTTCATAGCTGTCCCAGCCGTTAATGTGACGTTCTTGAGCAAAATGGGAATTTCCGGCCCGCCGATAAGCTGGTCGTGTTTAATGTCGATGACTTCTCTGATTGCCATTATTTTGCACCTCTCAATCTATTCGCTGCATTGACTACATCTTCAATGTCCTGAGCTTTCTTTACGGCTGCCTGGTCCTGCGGCATGCCTGTTTTCGGCACAGGCGTTACCTGTTCAGATCCGGACTGCATCTGTTCCATAATCATGGTACGCATGCTTGCCAATGCCTGGTCACTCGGCGACTGTACGCCGGCGACAGCTTCGATATAGGGAGCTACATCGTCCGCGGTTCGACCGTCGCTGATAGCCCGGTCAATCATGGCATCGGTGTATACGTTCCCGTTTTTCAATGCCTTCAATTCGGCAATTCGCTTCGATTCATCCGCATCCTTGTTCGAGTTCTGCGGGTTCAACCCCAATAAGGCTGCCAGTTTGCTGGCTAAGGTTTTATCATCCATGTTTTTTTCTCCTTTGTTGATGATCTTTTCAAGCTGTGCCCGGTTCTTCATGTGGCACGGGCAGGAAATATTATTGACAATCAGCATATTGTCATTCAGGCTGGCCGTGACCTGATAGTCTTCGTCGATGGCGTCGATGAAACCGTTTTCCAGAGCCTGGTCGGCCGTCATCCACGTTTCATCGTCCATCATCTGTGCCAAATCATCCGTTGTCTTATGGCATCGTTCCGCATAGACGTTTAAAATCGTTTCTTTCGTCGAGGCCAGTGCTTTCTGCAATTTGGCCAGGCCCTGTTCATCATAACCACCGATGAGATAGGATGCCGGGTTGTGAATCATGTACAGTGCATTCCGCGGCATTTCGACGCTGTCGCCAGCACAAGCAATGATAGTGGCCGCGCTGGCACACATCCCGTCGATGTGCATGGTCTTCTTGCCGCTGTAGCCTTTGAGCATCGTATAAATGGCCTGGGCCGCGAATACGTCGCCACCGGGACTGTTGATACGTACTGTCAGATTCTTGCCGCCACATTCTTTCAAATCGGCTTTGAACTGGCGCGGCGTAACGTCATCGTCGTACCATGACTGCGAAGCGATAGTGCCATACAGCAGCAGTTCTACATTGTCGTCACCCGCTTCATTGACGAAACGCCAAAATCTTTTACTCTTCATGGGTTTCCTCTCCTTTGTCGGCCAGCACTTCCGGGCTTCCGATAGTCAGGCCGTATTTTTCAATCATCTTCTGTTCATACGCCAGCTGTTCCAGGTTTTCTTCCAAGTCCGTGCCTGTCAGTTCGGCCGCTTCTCGTTCGCGTGTGCTCAAACCGTATGTCGTTCGCAAGGCACTGCCATTGACGTCTTTTACCGGGTCAAGTATCGTCATGGTCGGCCCGTACCAATCGGCGTTGCACCAACATTTCCGAATCAATGGATCCATGAAGAATCCCGGTGCTTTGACGCGGCCGATGGCAATGGCTTCGGCCAGCCACATTTCATAGACAGGCTGGCAGAAATCGCGGGCGAACCAGATGCGCCGGCGCTTATATTCTTCCCACGCCTGTAACATGGCGGCACGGGATGCCGAATAGGATGACGTGAAATGCTTCATCAGGACTTCGTAAGGCTGGCCGATGGCGCTGCCGACCATTTCCAACAGCTTCGTCGTGAAGGCGTCGAACGTCGACATGCTGCGCGATGCATCAATGCTTTTGACATCGACACCGCGGGGCAGGGCATTGATGGTCCCAGGCCCTAATGCGTATTCGTCCGGGTCAATGACAGGACCGCCCTGGGGGTCAATGGTTTTGCCGATGAAATCATTCAGCGTGCCGCCAGATGTCTGGGACTCTGTGAAAAACAGCGAGAAAAAAGACTTTACAATGGCAGCTGTCAGCTCGGCTGTCGTGTAACGGCTGACTTGTTTCAGCGTTTCAATGACAGGGGATAAATACGGCGCTCCCCGATATTGTTCCGGCCGCTGGTCGTTGCTGGTCTGTATGATGTTTGGCATGCCGCAAATGTCGCCCCATGCTTTGACGCGGGTCCAGGTGGCAATCGTCCCTATGTCTACCGGGTCGCCGGGTACTTTGTTCGATACCCAATAGGCGGCGACGGCTCCATCCGGGTCGATTTCTACACCGGATATGATTTTGTTCCCCGGTGTGGGCGCCGTCATTTCTACGGCATACGGCCCGGTAATGCCATAGTAGTCCCGGCCATAGGGATTGCTTACCCGGTTGCCTTCCAAGAGTTGCAGGCGCAAGCTGTACGGCATATCCGCTGTCGGTGGCCGGCGCTTGAACAGGCAAAAGGCATCGCCATCCACGAGATAGCCCGTGTAGTTGATGTCCTGCATGTCGTAAAAATTATTGCGCCTCGTCAAATCGCACTGTGTCGAGCTGGCCCACAGGTCGAATTCCTGGGCTACATGACGTGACCATTCCCGTGATTCGTCGGCCGTCATCCCTAACAGCTTGTACTTGGGGCGCGGAAACAGATGCAACCCCGCCCCAATCGTATGCAGTGAACTGGTCATGATAGCCGCTGCCCCAATGGGCGTATTGATAGACTGGTCGGCACTGCGGTTGCGCAACGTATACAGATTGGCGTTTACGTCTGATTTTGCGGAATATTTTCGCGGATTGTAGGCTTTTAGAATATTGCTTTCGTGCGAAGCCCCGCCGTTTGAATAACCGCTGTTCTGGATTGTCGGCGTCCGCGCCTTTTGTCGTGACCGTTTATTTCGTTTTGCCATGGTCGGCCCTCCTTAATCGAAAAATACAATGCGCTTCCCGCGCCCTTTCCCTGGCGTTTCGCTGTCATCCAACGTCGCCCCACTGGCAATCAAGTTGTCGATGGCGACGCGGATGCTGGACAAGTCCGCCCTTGTCAGGGTCCGGTTCCCGATGGTATACGACTGTCCCATCAAAACGGCCTTCTCGGCTTCTACATACCGGGCCAGTCGTTCATTTTGCAGTTTACTCATGGTGCCTCCTACCAAATGTTCGTCTGTTTGCTGACCCGTCTTTTCCTTGCGGGCTTAGGTGGTTCTTTTCTGACAACCGCTTCCTGCGCCGGCTGTTTCATGATCGTTTGCAGTTCATCCCATTGCGGATTGACCGACAACATGCATCCCAGGTTGTAGACACGAAGATCCAGAGGTTCGTTTCGGACACCTTTTGTTGGCTGCCATATCTCTCGAATGCTGCCATATCGTCTTATCTTTACCTTTCGTTCAGACATAATTCCTTTGAAGTAGATTTCATCATATCCTCTATTTTGCAAGCCTTCTTGATCTTCATCCAATGGAAAATGCATATATTGTGCTCCTGGTGATTTAATAGCCAGGCGATTCATGACTTGCTGTTTGCCATCGTCGACGCCGAGGATGACCAAAGGAATCTTCGTCCCCGATGCCTTCCCGATTTTGTAGTTCAGCGGAATTCCTGGGCGATTGCTATATCCTTTAATGGCAAACCGCTGTTTAATGAAATTTTTTTCGCAATAGCGATAGACATGACCGGTATAATGGCCACCAGAGTCGATGAAGGTACGGACGATTTTCAGCCCGGTCCCGTTTTTAAACCGGTACACGTGTTCGAGTATTTTATCTAGTTCACTCCATGTTGATTCCCAATCTGGCTGCCCTAAGATAATTCCCTTGCGAATTCCCCACGACTCTTCACCGGCACCCCAGCCGCATACTTCGTATTCCAGTCGGTTGTCCTGCGTGTCTACGGCTGCTGTCAATAACAGCACGCCATCGGGCAATTCTGCTCCATATGCTTCCCGGCGTCTAAGAAATATTGTTTCATCCTCGAAAGCTCCTTGTTCATGATAACTTTCTCCAAAACGGGTATTAACAACAACCATTTCCCGCTCTGGATTTCCTTTGGCTTCCAGCCACTCCCGCATAATATCATTCCAGCCAATCCAGGGAGAGGTAAAGGCATTAATAAAAAATGAGCGTATCCCATTAAACAATGCTTTAGGGTTTCGGGGCACATACATTTGTTTCGCATTTCTCATTTGTTGTTCTGTAAACTCAAATCCGCAATCAGGGCATCGCCATTTTACGCCATGAACAATTACCTGACGACGCCCGCTTTTATCACGATGTTCCTCCGCATCCGTTATCATATCCAAATAACGAATCAAGTGCCATTCGCCACAATTAGGGCATTGATGCTGCCATTCTTCTTGCGTGCCTGCATTGTACTCAATTTCAATCCGGCTATCTCCCTCTATAGTGGGTGTACTAAACAAGCCCATGACATAATTCCAGAATGTCGTCATACGCTTACTAGCAAGATCCACCGGATCGCCTTCATTTCCAGCTGATTCAGGAAAACGGTCCACTTCATCAGCCAACAGAATCCGTACTGGTCGGCTGGCCAATCCGGCCGGGCTGTTAGCTCCACACATGACCAGTCGGCCGCCTGGGAAGAATTTCGACAGAATCGTGTTGTTTCCATCCCTGGTTTTAGCCGTCTTATCCCCGGCCCGCTTCACGTCGTAGAACAACGAACTCAATACGGGCGTGTCGCGGATCATGGGAGCGATACGTGATTTGGAATAATCCTGGGCCATGTCTACCGTAGGCTGTATCATCATGATGGAAGCCGGGTCCAGGTGGGCAAAGCGGCCGATGACGTTGTTCATGATGTCTGATTTGCCAATCTGCGCCGCCGACTTGACGACGACGCGATGTACGCCGGGTTCTGTGAAGGCATCCATGATGGCCCGTTGATACTCGGCCCGTTCCGTCCGCCATTTGCCCGGCTCTGACGAAACACCGGCCGACAAATAGCGATACGTATCAGCCCATTCGCTGACAGACGTCTTCGGCAGCGGTTTCAAGCCGTGTCGGGAAATATATTGCCACAATTCTTTCGCTGACTTCATGGCTCGTCCTCCTCTTCTACTTCTTCATCGGTGAAGAGATCCGGGCTATATTCACTCAGCTCAGATAGCTTTTCTTCCAATTCTTTCGTCAATCTGGCGTAAATTTCTTCTTTGGTTTTCCCTTCCAGCTGTGGCGCCAGTTTTGTCGGCAGTCCTAACAGCTGCGTCCTTAAGTTAGACAACATTTCCGTCATGACTAATTCGACCGTTTTGGCACTGTATACACGGTGTTCCATTTTAGCCAGGCGCAATTCAGCGATTTCCCGCTTCGTCTTTTCATGCCGGGCCTTTTCGGTCATGTAGTCTATGTCGTCATTGCCGCCGCTTCCTTTGGTGGCATCTTTGTAATTGAGGATGGATTGTACCAAAAAGACGCCGCCACTCTTATCTTTTCCATCGCGAATGACGACGCCTTCCTGGATTAACTGAGAAATTCTAGGAGGGGTTAAGCCGATTGCGTCGGCCAGCGAACGCTGAGTAACCGTGATTTCACGGGCTTTCCCGCGTACTTTCATGACGCCCTCCCTCCTCTCTGACTTAACACTTTGATTGGTTTCTGCGAACGCATGAGCTATATAAATAAATCATACCCCGCTTCACATAAAACCATTTAAAAATATAAATTAAGGGCTGAATTTTACTAAAATCTAGATTTTTTTTGGGCTCGCCTCGGTGAGCGCAAGGCTTTTGTTAACCCCAAAGAACCTAGTCGAAAAAAATCCAGAAATAAAAATTTCCGGACTCATCGAATCAAAAATCTTATTTTCCTCAAGTTGACCAGAAACCTTCGCAAAACCTTTCTGTTTTGTATCCAGTGTCACCGATGCGCACAGCATACAGCAAGGTACATCCTGTGCGTTGACCCGTGGCGCATGACTGCTGTCCGGGTAGTACAACACCCCGTCTATGTGGACGGGGTGCTGCTCCTTGCGTGTCTATCTATTCTTGAGGGGTGAAAACAATCATGTGCTCTACGCCATTCCCATTGCTTCACATATACACTATACCACAGGTCCAACCTGAACTACCATGAACTAGCATGAACTAATTTTATTTTTTTTGAAGATTTTGTCGAATTCTTCCAGCGCCTGGGCACGCAGTCCGTTTTCCTTTCGTCGAAGCCAGCTGTCTGAGCAGATTCCTTCGCAGGCTTTTTCCCAGGTTTCGTGCCACAAATAATGCCGCTTCATTATCGCCTGCATCCGCTCATCGTCCATACATTCGACGAGCTTCTTGAATTCCCACGGGCGGTTTACGGTCTGAAGGTATTCACATAACATTTTGTCGCGTTTATCCAGAAATCCGATAATCCGGTCTTCCATTGCATTCCGTCCGTTCCCGCCACTGACTCGTGGCTTTTCATAATCAATAGCATTCAATGCCAACAAGTCGTGTTGAATCTGGCTGATTTCTTTCAGCAGCATGTTGGCTTTTTCTTCCGACTCATAGACCAGTTTGAGGTACTCTGTGCTTGTCACGCTACTCCTCCCTTCAATTTCGGTGCCGGTGTTTCCGCTTCAATGTCCAGCGTCATCTGCGCCCGTTTTCCCTGGATGAATAATTCCGCTTCCTTCATGGCGCTTCGCACGGCATTGTCCAGCTCCATCCAAGCTCTAGCATAAATCTTTTCCGTCTTGAATGTAGCGACTAATCCGTCATCACCGTGCATCGCTCCAGTTAATACGTAATTATCGACGCTGTTGTCCCGATTGTATTTAATTACGATGTCTTCAATCTCCCCGTCGCATACCGCGGCAAAGCAGGTATCCACATCGGCCATGACATGAAAAATATTTTCCATGGCCTTGTATAATTCTGGCCGGGCCAGTTCTTTGCTTTTCAGCGTATATTCCCGCGGCACTTCTTTTTCGTTTTCGATGTATCCGATTCGGACAACATTACTGCTCACGTGAATCTTGTTGATAATCATAACTTCACCTTGCTTTCGATGAACGTAATGTGTACCTTGAATCCGCAGATAGTCGCAATCTCTTCCAGTGCCCGCTTCAACAGCATCCGGCGTATACGATACCTGCGGTTCTTCCGCTTCTCCTGCCGCTTCTTCTCAACCCGGCTGATTGCTTTTTCCGCTGTCGGGTCTTGGTAGTGTTCACTGTTCATTCGCCTCGCCTACTTTCCGAAAATCTTTTCCGACACTTCGTTCATGTCAATATCTTTCTCTATATGCTTCTTCGGTCGTCCTGCATGCTTCTTGGGCTTCACTGTCGTTTCCAGATTGTCCACGATGCGGCCGCCCGTCAAAATGTCCAGAACTTTTTTCACGGATTCGTCGTCCCCGGTAATGCTGATATGCACTTCCATCGTCTCACCTCCTATTCCTTGCGCGCGCCTGCATCCCCGTAAAGGGTTCGTAAGTAGGCAACGCACTTCGTTCGTATTTCTGCCGCCCTGGCCCCGTGATGGCGTTCGTAATGGCATCGCTCACAAAGCGTGACGGTTTTGTTGATTTCGTCTGATTTATAAATCCCGCACGGCTCATGGTGCATCTTTTCCCCGTCGTCGATGTATCTCCCGCAGACGATGCACTTATACCCGTCTCTTTCGTGTACGCTGTCGTTGAGCCGTTTTAGTTTGACTCCCCGGAGGCGTACCCTTTTTGTTTTTGCAATATACGTCGCTATCCCTCCTCGTCATTTTTACCGTGATATGCCAGCCCGTCAATTCATTGAACGTACTGCTGGCTTCAATGAATTCATAGCCAGGATATAATTTCTCCCATACGTCCCGGCAGTCTGTCTGCCCGGCCAGTTCTTCCAGCTTGCGGTGCGTAAACGCCCAGTCTGTTTTCGTGACCTTCGGGTTTTCCAGATTTCGAGAACAAATATACGTGTTCTCAAATTTCTCTTTATCCCGGGCTTCCTTCATGATGTATTGGCAGAGCCGCTGCATCAATTCTGCATCGTCTATCCGCAACCGGCTGGCATTGCTCAGGCCATTACCCCAAACGTCTTCCAGCTCATTGCGGTCCAGGCCTCCGCTGATAATCAGGTGAAAATGAATATTCGTTCCCTTTCGTTCGATGGCTCCCATATACTTTGCCGAGGGAAGCCCCGCTTTTTTACGCCGACGGTTCACGCGCTTGATGAAATTATGGAAGTCTTTCTTGGCATCCTTCACGTTGTCCCGGCGGTGAAGCGTGTCATAGGTCAATGTCAAATAAACATCGTCCCTGGTGAAATTCGTTTTTACTTTTTGACGGAATGTTCGCAATGCCTTCTTTTTATTTCGGCGTACTTGATCTGGTGAGGACAGGTTGACTTTCTTTTCTCTCATCTTCTTTCCACGTTTCCCCATATCAGGAACTTCAAACAAATCCGTTTCAAAATACCGCTTCCCGCAGAAATATTTCACATTACGAACAAACCCCATAGTCTCACTTCCTTTCCAGGTGGCACTAAATATAACGCCTACTACAAGCCCCAATGGGCCACAGGCCCATCACTTCCTTTATATACATATATATGGAAAAATGGAGACGCTCATAATGAACGTTTCCATTGTCCCTTTTTAATTTAAGATGTGGGCCAGAATATAAATAAATCCGCCCCAAAATAAAATGCTGATGAGAATCATGCCCCACCATACCATGGCCCTGAGTTCATGATCTGTTACGTGCATTGTGCTTTCCATTCCTTCCGTTCTTTGCTGTTCATCCATGTCGGATAGTCCATGTGGTGAAGCTTCGCCTGTTCAATATCGAGTCCCAATGGCGATAACGGCTTCTTGAGTTTGCGCCGGGGTACGGGCTTTTCATCCCCATTCCCATAGCACATTTTTTCCTTCCACTGCTTATTCGCCTGCCGTGACAGCCGCTTTTTTTCTGTATTCAAGATATTCTTGGCAATATTCCCACATTCACGGCTGCACACATATGGCGATGTGTAGTGTTCCATCGGTCGTCCACATATGATACACTTCTTTAGTTTCTTTCTCGTCTTCATACGCCGCCACTTGGTATATTCATCTAAGATGCGATGCCGGCATGATTCGCAATACTTTTCATTTCCCTTGGCCCGGAATTCCCGGCCACAGCAAGGACAAATCATAGTTCCACCCCTTATCCATAAATCTTCACTTCTCCGTACTTTTCTTCGCAGGCAATCAGTCCCGGATATACCTGGCCGCATTCGACGGCCATGCATTTCATGTATTCCTCGATGCCTGGTTCTCCTTCCCGTATGCACGCTGCGTAAAACTTTATTTTCTTCTGTATGGTCCGCAAACGTGCCCCCCCAAACCCAAACAGTTCGTTCAGTGCAAGGAACAAATAAATGTAACTGGCTTCAATACTTGACATGGCTGCCGTCCGCTGTTGTTTCCCTTTCATGCCTAATCCGGAAACAATCCAGTTAATGAAATCCCGTTCCAGCTGTTCATCGACGCCAAGCCGTTCCATCTTGGTCCGCATGGTGATGAATTCGCTGCCTGTAAAATCCGGATCCTTAGCCAGGGATTGGTGGTTATATTCATTGCATTTCTTTTTTATTCGCTCCATCCGCTTCTTACTGAATCCGTAATTATCGTGAAGTGCCATGAAAACTAATGTTGCCGTCGTCGTTTCTCCGGCATTGCATCCAATTTCCAGATTTTCCCGTTTGCTGTTCTTCATTGTTTCATCTCCTTTATCTGGTTGGCCAGCAATCTCAAGCGGTCGAGTTTCGGAATCATGTTATTGGCCTGGACTTGCAACTTGGTAATCATCTCTTCCTCGCTGCATGTGCCATCATCTAATTTTTCCAATATGTTTCCCATCATCTGATAGTATCCATATATATCATTCATCGTGAAATCGTGTTCCGTCTGCAATTCTTCCAGTTCTTCCGGCTTACTGGATTCCGCTTCCTGGTCCGCTTCTGCATCTTCTTCGTCATCTGCGAAGATGTCTTCCGGATCTACTTCGCCCGCTTCCTGCACTTCTTCCTGTTCCGGCATAGGTTCTTCTATTTCCGCTGCCGGCATTTCTTCTGGCGTTGCGACGGGATTTAGGAAATCGTCGATAGCTTTCAAAGTGATTTCAGCATCGTCCAGGTGCTGTTCATAGAATTCTTTTTGCTGGTCCGGTGTCATCTTAGATACTTCATAGGCTGCGGAAATACCGAGTTTTCCCGACTTCATCCAGTCAGTGTAATATTTCCGCAAGTTGTTGGAGATGGCCGAGTACCTGGCAATATTGGTCTTGCTTTCATGCAGCACCTCGGCGATGGCATCGCGCTTGCGTCCGTTGATTTTCTTGGTCATGATGCCATATTTGAACAAGCTGTTGAGTCGTATGTACTGCTCGACCCGTTCCCAAGCCGTCAGCTCCCTAGCCGTACTGTTGGTTTCGATGAGCAGCAGTTGATTTCCGTAATGATCCGTAGATATTTCGCAGGGCACGGTATCAGAAATCCCTACTGTCTGCTCTTTCAGCAGCTGTTTGACGGCCTTGCACCGACGATGGCCGGATACAATCATATACCGGCCGTCATCCATCGGTTCGACAACCAGATTCTGCCGTACCCCGCCGGCGGCAATAATAGAGTATTTTAATTCTTCCACATCGCCTACACAGTAGAAGTTGTCCGGGTTTTCTACCAACAAATTGACCGGAATCTGCTTGATGGTCCTGTCTTTATCTTTGTTGACGAGGCCCATATTTTCCATTAAGCTCATTGTTTCACCTTCTTTATGATTTCATTGGCTAATTTTCGATATTGCCATGCCGGCTTGAGGGTCATGCTCAATTCGGCCAGCGGCTTGCACATCAATGTACTGTCGATGATCCAACGGCTCCGGCTGATTTTCGTATCAAATACTGGAAATTTAGCCCTTAGCAGTCGTTCCGCTTCATCACTCAGCGTAGTCCTTTCATCGTGCGTGATGAGCACGCCCAGCAGTTGAAGCCCCGAATTGATTTGCAGGACGTCTTGTAGCTGGGTGTCGAGTTCTACCAGTCCCTGGCTGGAAAAAGCATCCAACCGTACTGGGATAACGATATAATCAGCGATACTCAAGGCATTGATGGTTAACATATTCAGCGCTGGCGGGCAGTCGATAAGGACGACATCATAGCCCTTATCCAGATTGTCCAAGGCGTCTACGGTCTTGCTTTCGTAATAGCTGCGTTCCAGTTCATACAAATCCATATTTCCCGGCATGAGCGACAGAAACGGCCAGTCCGTGCCTATGATTTCTTTTTCCCGCATCCCACACGGGGCTGACTGGTCGTACCGTTTGTAGAACTGTGTCAGATTCCCTTGCGGGTCACAGTCAATCATGAGTACTTGCGGTGCCTGGCCGCGATGACTGCCAGGCACATGATGCGTTCGTTGTGTAGCATAAAGGTGGGCCAGGTTCGCCGTCGTTACCGTCTTACCGACGCCCCCTTTTAGGTTGTAAATAGCGATTTTCATTTGTTTTCTTCCTCTCTGAATAGCGGCAACTCCATAACATCTTCCCCATGAACCACGGACAATCTTCGCAGTGGTCCTGGCAGATGTCCCTTTTGTATTTGCGGCAATAGATCCAACTGTGCGTCGGCTGTCCGCATAGCGGACAAGCGTCCATTAATATACCGTTCCTTTGACGATGTTGTAATGAGCACAATGACCGTCCTGCCAGCGAATACAGGGAAAGCCATCTTTGTAGTACATTTCCTCGGCGTACCCGTGCCAGTGTCCGGCATGGATTTCTTTGGCTGCCAGCTTGATGGCCTCCTGGGCAATGTCTTGATGGACGTTACGGTTCTGCATCCGCCGGAACCATTTGTCTGCATCTTGCTTTTTCATGGCTGTTCCTTTCTTTTGCCAGCGTATTTCTTTTGGATTTCAGTGACGATATTGCCGTACAACATCATCCAACGCATTTCATACAGTTCATCACCAAAGTCGTGTTGGTTTTCAATGTCCTGCTGCATCATCATTAATGTGTCCAAACTCAGCGCTGGTAATACTTTCTTGATGTAATCAATGACTTCCATCGTAAGGTATGTCCTCCGTCCCAGCGCATACCGCATAGCACACCAGAGGATCTTTTCATATTTGTCGTCAACGCCAATGATGTTCAATTTTTTCACTCCTTATTTCTGTGCTTTCTGTGCCATTCTGGCGCTTTCTGTGATGGGGACGGAAGCTTCGGTCGGCAGGTAGATGACCTGGTTCGATGTCTTTTCGATGGCTTCGACCCATTTCTGTTCCATCGATTCAGGATACTGCCGGATGCTTTCGCCAAGGATACGGTTTGCTTCGGCCTGTTTGCTGGCCGCTTCCATTTCTGCTTCGGCTTCCTGGACTTTGATTTGACGGTCCTGGGTTGCTTTAGCCAATGCTGCTTCTCCGGCCTTGCTCTGTTCCCAGACTTTATATACCGGATATCCAAAGACAATGCCGGCTGCCATGGCAACAAAAATGCCAAATGTTACCAGTGCGGTTGCACATGTCGTCAGTGTGATCGTTCCGTTATTTTTAAATAAGATTCCTATCCCGAACGAAATCCCTAAAATAATAATCACGCCTGCAATAATAATCGTCATGTCATTTCCTCCTATTTTTCCTATTCTTTCCTATTTCTTCCAACTACTGATTTTCTGTAATGCCGCTGTGACTTCGTCCGGCCACAGGGAACCTAGTACGTCATTCGCGAGGGGCGTACGATACGTAATTTCCCAGTATTTTCGGTGCTTCTTCAAGACGGCCAGCTCGAACAGTCCTTGTGGCCCTCCGTAGCTGTAAGGGCCGCGGATGACGGAAGCCCCGTAGCCATTAGGGAACCGGAATTCGTAATGTTCCGTTCCATCCAAGACGTCATGCCATGCTGTCCATGGCGTAAATTTACCAAAATGCATGATTTTTCTTACCTTTTCCCTTTTTTATGCCCAGGTATGAATGCTTATAATACTCATCATCGCCGGTGATTTTCCGCATCAGCTTTACTACCGGGTCAAAATCACCGGCAACGTAGGCTTTGCGGTACATCATGCGCTCAGCCTGGTACATCGAAAATGTTTTCATCTTAGCTATCTCCTCTCATTGTCTTTCTCCATGATTTTTCGTGCCTGCCTTGACTTCCTGGTTCGTAATCAAAAAATCAAGATATTGTTTAGCTTTCATGAGGTCTTTTAGCGGCGTTCCCTTAGCCGGATAACGGTACAGGTACTTGACGATATTCCCGATATACATTGCATCGGCTCCACTGGCCCCGCTTGTCATGATTTCAATGGCCTTGGTGCATTCTGTGCCGCGCCATGTGTAGTGATTGGGATGATTTACGTCATTCATCTGCATCCGCCACCTTTTCAAACCGCCATTTCTGCGTAACATCTGGATATTTTTCGTGGTCAACTTCGCTCATGAACATTGTGAGTGGTCGTACCCACTTGAGGCGTGGTGCCTCTGTACTCTGATAAACAATGTCGAGGCCTTCCCTTTCGGTATCACCTGCAATAAAAAGTATTTTGTAGACGTGGCCCTTAAAGTGTCGCCATTTTTCGCCAGGTTGTGGATAATCCCGCTTGTAAAAAAATTTCATGTTATCCTCCTATAGCATCCGCTTGAAGATGCTTTCAAAGATTGGTACAGGAATCGAATTTCCTGCCTGTTTATACAACGCCCGTCGAGAATTTACCGCGGCGGCTGCTTCAAAGTCATCGTCGCTGTATCCTTGCAACCGCCAGCACTCTTTTTCTGTCAGGTAGCGGTATTTGCCATTGCCTATTGGTAAGCACCCGCTTCCAGGCGCTCTATCGGGCCTTTCCGTTATGGTGTAGCAATACTCCTTGATTATCGGCAGCCGTCTTACAGTTCCCGTTTTGCCGATTGCTCGTACCATACTAGGGGCTTTGACGGTATAAAAATCATCCACACGCTTTTTTTCCAAGTAGTTCTTGAGTGGCTCCATCGGCTTCCGTTGGAGAGCATCAAAGTCAAAACGTTGTCCGCCTAACAGTGATATCGTGAATATTCGCTGTCTGGCCTGCGGTATGCCGAAATCTCTGGCATCCAACACACTAAAATTGCTCGTATATCCAAGCTTTTTCAATTCGTCCATGTACCGTTCGTGATTGTGTACCATGTACCGGCTGCGGACGTTCTTCACGTTCTCCCATATGATGACTCTCGGTCGCCACAGTCCCATGTTTTTGATGATATTCAATGTTTCCCACATAAGGGATGACCGGGTTCCGCTGCCGGGATCTGCACCTTTTTGGTGACCGGCAATCGAGAAGTCCTGACAAGGGCTGCCATGGATGAGGATATCGGGCTTTAAATTCCAGCCGCGGACGTCCTGCGTTTTATATGGCAATTCATCGGCAAACATGGCATTATAGCTACGGACTGCATTTTCATCTATTTCAACGTAGTCGATAGCCTTTACAGGTATTCCCAAATTCCGTAACGCCACTCTTGGGCTACCGATTCCGCCGAATAATTCCAATATTTTCAGCAATTTTTTCAGTCCCTCACTTTTCTCCGTGGCGTTGATGCAATCGGCGCCCAGTACTGTACTTCTTTCATCGGGACGAGACGGGTTTCCCCGTCTACGATCCAATGGTCTTGACAAAATGCCCCGACTGCTTTAAATTCCCATTCTGTTCCCGCGTGCATCGCTACCAACACGCGACGCTGCGGGACTGGCAATTCTTCGTTTACATCTACCCATTTCATCCGGCATCACCTCAGTTCATTCCTGCGAATAGTTTTACCCACCTCATTGATGCGCTTTAGCATCTCAGCGGAACCCGCAACAGCAGCGCCGCGGCTTCTAAAGCAGTTCCCCAGGTAGCAATTCATTTCATCCAACAGCTCTTCACTGAATTCCTTGTGAATGGGGTTTCCGTCGATGCCTACATAATAATATTTATCTCCCAGCTTAGGGATAAAGTGCCTATTCTTGGCTATTTTTCCAGCAGGCATTTTCAATTCCTCCTAGTTTCAGCAGATCTCCTGGCCTAGTGCCGTTGCGAATTTTACTGCATTCAATGGCTATCGGGCATCCTTGACAATCCTTTTTACGGTGCCGGCAGAAGTCAATCAGCTGGTCGATAGTTTTGTAAATGTTGCCCGTAGAGGCTGCATTCATGTCTGTCATCTGTATCACACTCCTTAAAAATTAATGACTAACCGCTGCCCTGGATGAATGTCATCATTGCCAGCAATGTTGTTATTCACGCTGATGATGTAAATGACTTCGCGGATATCTATTCCACGTTCATCCGCAATAGGTCCGGCGATTTCCCACAATGTTTCTCCCTGGTCCACGATGTGGACTTGAGCATCTTCCTGAGCTCTTACGGTTTCGCAGAGTGAATGACCTACATACAACCCCACACTGCAAGCCACGGCCAGAGCCACTAAAAACCTTCCTACGTGTCGTTTCCTTCTCATTGTTTTCATCCCTTTCACGCTAATTCAATGCCTGGGAAGATGTCGTCATATACGACGTTCTTCCTGGTCATTCCAATCCGGTTGATTGCCCGTTCACGAAGCCAGGCTATAATGCTTGTCCTTTCAAATACGTAGGTGTGCCCTTCTTTAATGCACGGTGCGCCTTCATAGATCCATTTATCTACGATTTCCTGACTCCGTCCCGTGACCAAGGCCAGTTCCTTTCGGTTCCATGTAAGCTGGTCACACAGCTTCATTTTTTCCAACGGGTTCCGTTCCATTTTCTTTTCTCCTTTCTCTTGTTGTCCTATAGCCTGTCGTGCTATAATGTCTGTAACAACTTTTTTCCTTTAGAGCCGTTCGGTTGCCGCCGGGCGGTTCTTTTTTTGTGTCCGTTTCGGACACTTTAGCCATAAGGTCAGGCCACGGCCTGCCAGGGCAAATATTTTGTCGATGATGGGCTGGATGGCCAGCTCTTCGTAGGCATCAATCTTGTCATCACAACAGATTTTTTCCAGCTTCATTGAATCGTTGCTGGCTTCCACCAATGCTACATGATACTCCATGGCCCCGGCCGCTACGCCTGGCAGTTTTCCGATTTTCGGAAGAATCAGCCGCCCGACTTCCGATTCCTGCGAGAGATAGGTATATCCCAGGCAAGGATTATCAAAAACCTGCATCATAGCTACTACCATGTCATCACATGGCAGGATTTCACCGCCTTCGTATTTCGCGTAGGTCCGCACGGAAATATTTAATGCATCCGCTGCCTGCTCCTGCGTGAATCCTGCCCCTTTTCGGGCTCTTTTGATTTCAATCCCGAACCCTTTGCTCATTGTCATCCATCTCCTTTCAGTTACAATAAAATTAACCGCTGAAGAAAATTCCTTCTTTCTTCCCTTTCCTTTGCGTTCAGCATAGCTACATCCCCTTTGTCAGTTTGAATTTTTCCATAGCATCCATTTTGATTTGAAAAATGTTCGTGCCTGGCAATAACAGTTGGCAGATATGGGCCGCTTCCTTGGCCGCCATCTTCTTTTCCATCGCCAGCATCCGAGCTTGTTTGCTCTTATCGCTCTTCATATCTTCTTCCGCTTCCAGACATTCCAATTCACTCTCTAATACCCGCTTTTCCAGAATTTCTTTTTCTTTCTTGTTCATTTTTTCTCGCTTCCTTTCTTCGTGCTATAATGAGCTCAATACACCAAATGTTGAAAGGATATGATGTAATGATTGACTTGTTATTAAATTGGCTTTGGGAAACTGTTAAAGCTTCGTACCTTTCCCTTCTAATAGCTGTTATTTCGCTTGGATTTTCGATTATGACATACCGTCGCCAACGGAAATATCTTACTGTTGACTGGGATAATCAATACTTTGCATTGGATACTCGTTACCATGTACAAGATGCTAAAGACGTCTTCAAATCCTTTAAGTTTTCCAAAGGGATGTACTTGACGGCTACTATCGTAAACCCATGTAATGTAAACATGGCTTATTTGGACCTACGCGCTTTTAACCCTCGAACCAACGAGAATCATATGGTCGCCACTCAAGTTTCTGTTCCATACCTGCGCGATGATCCAACGGTATTGGTATGCCCTTTCAACGACAGTTTGTTTAACAATTACTTCTTTGAGCTTCCGCCTGGAAAGCACGGCCCTTTACCAGTTGGTACTTGCACCATCCTTCATATTCTGATTGTTTTTAACCCACATGTGGATTTAAAAGATGGCGTAATGGTCAGCTTTAAATCTACGGACACATCGTTATTCCATAGAAGCAAATATTCAGATACAAACCGCCAAAAGTATCGCACCTATGAAAAACTTTTTTCCTTGGAAGGCTTTGATGAGCAGTTGGCTAAACAATTACCGGTAGATCCCGACTAATATCTGTAGAGCTAACCCAAAAACGGCCAAGAAAATTCCCAAGCCAAATGCAAAGGCATCAAGGCCATCCATCCATTCATCTTCAATTGAGCACCCGTCATCGCTTACCCATCTTGAACCAATTACAAAGTATGGCGGAATCCCCAAATACCAAGTAGTATTTTTAGTGATGCGAATATAAATAATCCAATCTCTTACGACTACCGGAAGCTTACTATGTTTTACCGGGTCACCTTCAAAAAGAACTATATCTTTCTCCTCATCATTACTTGATAGCTGTAGTCTTTCCCGAAAAATTTCTTCTCCAATGCTTATTTTTATTTCTTTCTTATCTATAGGTCTTTGGTTTTTAGTATCAAATATTAATTCACGAGCATCCCTTACTAGTGGCATCATGGGTTCTGGCTTGTTTGTTTTAAAATCTTTCCTTCTTTGCGTCATTCTCTCTCCCTCCCTTGCATTACTCTCCCTTAGCTTCTGCCGATAATCAGCAGGAATTCCAGAAATGTCATGTGCTCCTTGAGCATCCCGGTGTCGTAAATCCAGTACTCGATGCCCAGGGCCGCAAGTGCCAACAGCACGATGGCCATAATTTTTAGCTTCATGTTCTCCTCTATATGTAACAATTTGTTACTTAAATGTGTAAAAAATAGTCCATTCGATATTAAAAATGTTGGCGATTCTTTGGGCGATTTTCGGCGATGGCGTTTTTTTCCCTGCTTCAATCATGCTATAGTACGCCCGTGTAATTCCGGCTTTGTCCGCTACTTCCTCTTGCGTCATTTTTAACTCATTTCTTTTTTCTTCCAGTAACTTGTCAACCATAGTTTCACCTTCTTCCCATGATATTTAGTAACTTTTTGTTACTCATATTATACGTAACTTTTCGTTACTTGTCAATGTTATTAGATTCATTTTGTTACTACCTCTTTTATGGTTACTCTTAGTTACGTATAATGTAACTATACACTAAAAGAAAGAGATGATACACAATGGGTAATACTCTCGGTGATAGACTAAGAGCCCTGCGCGAACAATCTGGCAAAACCCAGCGAGAATTGGCCGCCTTATTATGTATAAATCGTGTGTCATATACTCAATACGAAAATAATAAACGGACTCCTCCTCCAGATACGCTACGTAAACTAGCAATAATTTTTAATGTGTCCGTTGATTATCTTCTGGGTAATGACGTAATGAAAGCAAAGGCCGCTAAAAAAGGCGTTAAAATTCCTGTTCTGGGTCGTGTCGTCGCTGGTGTTCCTATTGATGCTGTCCAGGAGATTCTTGATTATGAGGAAATCACGCCGGAAATGGCAGCTACTGGCGATTATTTTGCGCTCCAGGTCAAAGGGGCCTCGATGGAACCGACACTCCGTGATGGGGATATTGTCATCGTCAAGAAACAATCCACTGTCGATAGTGGTGACATTGCCATCGTCCTTGTAAACGGTAACGATGCCACCGTCAAGGAAATAAAAGAAAGCCCGGCCGGCATCACCCTCATTGGCCATAATGCCGCCATCTATACCCCTCAATTTTATTCAAACAAAGAAATCCAAAACCTTCCTATACAAATCATCGGCAAGGTCGTGGAAATGAGGCGAAAATTTTAGAAAGGACTGATTGTATGAAAAAATCAATGTTAGTAGCCGCTTCCCTTTGTGCTTTATTGGCCGTTGTATCTATTGGCGGTTGTAGTAGTGATGCATCTTCTAGTAACTCAAGTAGCTCTCAGCAAACATCGAGTAATGTTTCATCGTCAAATTACAAACTTGTGCTTTCGGATAAAAGGCCAACCAAAATGGCCTATATCGCTATTATTCCTGATTCTTCCGTAACTAAAGACCAGCTTGAAAAAATTAGCCAGGAAGTCTTTGATAAGGCAAAAAAAGAAAATCCGAAGGCAACTAATTTATTTGTCAGTTTTACTGATACTGATATTGATGGCGTTCCTTATACATATGGTCAAATACAATCCATTAATGGGAAAGTATCTGAAAGCCTCAATATAGATAAGGATTGGTCAAAAAAGCCGACAGAACGCGATTATCGAACATATATTTTATACAATAAATTTCTTCAGCAAAATCCCAAATCCAGTTATGAGGACTTCGTCAATTCTTATCAAAATGCCCCTTCTGCTGATGAAATTAAATCCAGCGTAGAAAAAGTTCAGGCATGGATTATGAAATAATTGAATGAATAAATTTTAAAAAGGAGCCTGGTAGCTATGTATTCATATGAAGAATTAAAAGAAATCATCAACGACGTTAGTACTGATAAACAAGCATCAAAACGAAAAGAAGTAAAAGAATTACCCCATATTTTGCGTGAAAATGAACAAATAAAAAATGCGGCTACCGGAATGCTCGAATCCAGCTATTGTTTATTGGTTGTCACTGATCAGCGAGTCATATTAGTTGATAAGGGGCTAATTTATGGCCTAAAGGTGCATGAAATCGGCTATGATAAGCTAAGTTCCATTGAGTATGAAACTGGATTAGTATTTGGTGAATTACTCTTTACGACATCCGGATCTGCAATGGTAGTCAAAAAGATGGTCAAGCAATATATCACGCCCCTCTATGAAAGCATCCATTCCGCCTGGGACACCTTTAAACAAAAACAATCTATATCAACGCCCCCGACTTCAGCCCCTGCATCAAGTCCAGCTTTAGATTCAGAAGATTTAATCTCTCAGCTGGAAAGATTGGCTAATTTGAAGAAAGCCAATATGCTTACAGACGAAGAGTTCCAGGCAGCCAAAGCTAAATTGCTTAAATAAAGGACAATCAATATTCACAAGATATTGACGAAAATGATTTATCTTGCGAAATCCATGGCGTTTTTAACAGATATGCAAAAGATATTCAGAATTTTTAAAGTTTATATTTTCATGGAGGTTATTCATGAACGAACTCAAACTATTTGAATCACAATATATACGCTCTGTATGGAATCCAGATGAGGAACAATGGTATTATTCTGTTATTGATGTCATAGCAGCACTGACAGACAGCTCAGACCCTCGGAATTATTGGAAAGTATTGAAAAGCCGATTGAAAAAAGAGGGAAACGAAACGGTTACAAATTGTAACCGTTTGAAACTTCAGGCGGCTGACGGCAAAATGCGTCTTACAGATGTAGCCAACACGGAAGAACTTCTTCGAATCATACAGTCCGTTCCATCGCCTAAAGCCGAGCCCTTCAAACTTTGGTTGGCGCAAACTGGTGCTGATCATCTTCTGGATCTTGCCGATGCGAAAAAACTGCAAGAGGAAATCGACACGCGGATACGGGCTCGCGATGACGTCCGCGAACATAATAAATCGCTGGCGAAGGCGGCCCAAGATGCCGGCGTTTCGACAAACCAAGAATTTGCAAGATTCCAGAACAGCGGCTATATGGGGCTGTACGATGGAGAAACAGCAGCCGCCATTAAGCGCCGCAAGGGATTGAAGAAAAGCGAGGATATTTTAGATAATATGGGCAGTGAAGAATTGGGCGCCAACCTCTTCCGTATTACACAGGCAGAAGCCAAATTACGGCGTGAAAATATTCAATCAAAAGAAGAAGCCAATAAAGCTCACTTCGAAGTCGGATATACCGTCCGCAAGGCTATCGAATCATTAGGCGGAACCATGCCAGAAGATCTCCCTACTCCTGATAAAAGCATCAAGCAGATTGAACACGAAAGAAAAAATCAGCTGAAGAAAAAGTAAAAGAAAGGATGAATCCTATGATGAAGAAACTTACCCTGGCCCTGGCTATGATCTGCGTATTGTCCTCAGTCGGCACAGCCTTTGCCGCCGACTATCTGGGCAATCCCCGTTCCATGAAATTCCATTACACAACCTGTCGTACCATCAAACATCCCGAAAACTTCGTACCTATCGAGTCTCGCGATGAAGCTCTTGCCGAAGGATATGTACCTTGCGGCGTATGTAAGCCGTAAAATTAAACATCTTTATGGAGGTGCTATAATGGAAACACAAACATTAAAAGTAAAAGAGATTCCATCTCATCAACAATATTGGTTTTTCCGTACAGAAGCAGGCTCATATTATCCGGATTTTTATTTTAATGATTATATTGCATATGGTTGGGATGATTTTACTAATATTGAAGATTTGAAGGAAGCGCTGCATTCTGATGAAAAGAAAACTTTATTAAAGGAAGAATTTAAAAAGAGATATCCTGATGAAAAACGCGAAGGTCTTGCTATTAACCAAATGCTCCTATTTATTGATACAATGAAAATTGGAGATATTGTGCTTATTCCATCTGCCGGCGGAGATCAATTAGCAATTGGGGTTATCAAAAGTGATGTCTATATTTATGACAATAAATCTTCGGAAGATATTGATGACATATTGGATGATGAAGAACGAGGGTATAAATCTTGCCCTTATTTGAAGCGTCGAAATATACAATGGATAAAAACAATAAAAAAAGGAAAATTAGATCCTCATCTTTACAAACTGATGTGTGCTAGAAATACTATTTCCGATGCGTCCAACTATGATATGTATATTGATAGGGATATGTATCCAATCTATTTAAAAAATGGCAAGGTATATATTTCATTACGTGTTGAACAAAAAGAAGGAATCTCTGCTTTAGATATGAGCAATCTGCTAAGTAGCTCACTATTTATTCTACACGCATTTGAAGATGAAAAAATAAAATTGGAAATTGATTCACTTGAGGTTAAAATGATGGTTGAATCTCCAGGGGTCATACAATTTATAGGTTATGCTGCCGCTACCACTATATTATTAGGATCTATTTCCCAATTTGCATTTGGGGCAGATATTAATTTTGAAATTGCAGGACAAACATACTCCATTCATTCCAATGGTGCTGCACAGGCTTACATTGACTATAAAAAAGAAGAACATCGCCATGAAGAAACAATGGAACAAGAAAAAAATCATCATGAACTTGATATCCAAATATCAAATTTAAAAAAATCTCTGGAACAGATGCAAGTATCTATTCCAGAGGAGTTGAAAAACTAATCATTTAATGGTTACATTGGTTATTGTCATTGTGACAACTATAGCAACTAACACAATACAGTATTTTATTATCTTAATATTGTAAATTCGTACTTCCCATAAACTAGGCTTGAGTAAAAATGGCGTTGCTAGAATCATAGAAAAAAAAGAAACAATGAAACTATAGGTAATTATTTGACCCAACGACACGTATAAGAACCTGTACATGACATCATCTCCTTTTTTCCTTATTATAATTTACAGAACAACGCCAGTCAATCTTATTAAAATACCCGCTGTCTATATTGCTCAACAGCGGGTAATTACTACATATTTGCTTCGATTTTTTCGATAATCAAACGCTGTACCCATTTGGGTGGCATCCGATTTCCGGCATTCCATTCCTGGACCGTGCGATACGGTGCGCCTAGGAGTTCAGCCAATCCTTTTACATTCAGTCCCGCTTTCTTGCGCGCGTACTTGATAGGATTATTTTCCCGGTCGATGACATCTTGATACGCGTTGGTATCAGCAACCACTAAATTAACGAATCCATTTTCCGGTACTTTTACTTTATCCCGCGGTGTCGGGTCGGGTATAGCCTGCTTTTGCTGTTCCATACTCCAAACCATTAAATTCAACACATCGTCTGCGTTTTCCATTGCTTCGGTCAAGGTTGCGCCATCGGTAAAGCAGCCGTCTACATCCGGAAAATTCACGTAATATACTTTGTCCTTTTCATCCCATTGGAATGTAGCTGGGAAAATATATTTGCTCATGACGTCCTCCTTTTTTATATGAATCAGGTCAAGGGGATTTCTCCCCTTGCCTTACTGAATACCAGCCTGCTTGAAAATAGCTTTAATCGTTCCTGACGGTATGTCCTTATTGTGCCGCCAGACGGGGAATTGCTTTCCCGTTATCGGGCTGTAATACAGGTCATGATTTCCACCATGCCCAATCAACTTGCACCCATTCTTTTTAAGGATCTTTAACAGCTCCGACCTCTTCATTCTGTAACCCCCTTTCTTTAATTATATTATATACCTTATGAGTGTATTTGTAAATATAAAAAATACCTTTTGAGTTTATTTTAATTTTTAAAAGAGGCGATTTTTATGAAAAAAAGACCTGATGGCCGCTACAAAGTCTCTCTAAGCATCGATGGTAAACGTCATTATTTTTACGGCCGAACCATTAAAGAAGCGGAGCAGCGGCGCAATAAGTACAAAAATACGCTCCATTCCGCTCCTAACATCGATTATAATATCACCTTAGGTCAATGGCTGTCTATCTGGCTACGAGGCGCCAGGCCGACTCTGGCAATGGATACATATGAATCATACGTATATCAGCTACGTCAATACGTGTTACCAACTATGGCAAAAATCAAGCTGGTCGATTTACAACCACATATGTTCCGTAAGCTGATTGCTGATTTACTGGCTCTCGGCTATAGTAACCGTTCTGTACAGTATGCATTGGCTGTTGTCCGAATCGGACTCAATCAGGCTGTCAATGATGGTGTGCTGCCGGTCTCTCCTATGCGTGGTGTCAAATTACCACAAAAGCAGAAGACGCAAGTATCCGCACTATCGAAAAATGAAGCTCATCGCCTGCTAGACGTTATTTCCAACCCCTGCCACTATAATCTATACTACGTGGCTTTGCATACGGGTCTGAGACGTTCTGAAATACTTGGTTTGCGTATCCGTGATGTCAATACGAAAGCATCAACCATTTCTGTCAATCAAACGATCATTCTCGTTGGCGGAAATCCGGTTATATCGCCGACAACCAAAAATTCCGCTTCCCGGCGTACCATTTCCGTTGATGCCAAGACGCTGGCTGTTTTGCGGCGACAAATTATGTGGACACTCAAAAACAGGATGGCCGCATCAGACTATGAAGATAACGGGTTATTGTTCTGCCGACGCGATGGACGTCCGTACGATCCGAAATATATCAGTCATACGGCCAATAAATATGGAAAGCTGGCAGGCTTCCACCTAACCTTTCATATGTTGCGACACACTCATGCCACACTACTTCTCAAAGCGGGCGTTCATTTCAAAGTTGTCCAGGTCCGCCTGGGCCACTCTTCCTTCCAGCAGACTATGGACACATACAGTCACGTTTTGCCAGATATTGAAGAGGAAGTCGTTGATAAATTAATCGACCTCGTTTAACTTTGCCCCGTCGCGGGGTCAAAAAGGGGTCAAACGCACCAGATATTATGGGGTCAATAAAAAAGGACAACCATCATTCAATGTGATGGTTGTCCCATTGGTGCGAGTGGAGGGACTTGAACCCTCACGCCGTGAGGCGCCAGATCCTAAGTCTGGTGCGTCTGCCATTCCGCCACACTCGCAAGTACCTTTTTATTCTACCATGCTTCCCTCCTATTGGTCAAACAAAAAATATGGTATCATATTTCTATATATATCATAAAGGAGGATTGTTATGTTATTACAAAGGGAATCGAAATTTGAAGGGTCTGTACTCGGATTTATCGGCTATGGCCTCATCTTAGTCATCCTTACGATTTGTACGTTCGGCATCGCCTATCCTTGGGGCGAAGTCATGTTCCGCCGCTGGATCTGCCGCAATACGATCATCGACGGCCAGCGTCTCACTTTTGATGGAACAGGTCTGCAGCTCTTCGGCAGCTACATCAAATGGTGGTTCTTCACTATCATCACGCTGGGCATCTACGGCTTCTGGCTGTTCAACAAGATGACCGCCTGGCGGGTAAAACATACGCATTTCGCAGAATCATAACCACCAGTAAAACTGGTGGTTTGCTCAGGCCCTATAAGGGCCTAACTCCTGTGGTAGCACTCTAAAGAGTGCACCGAATAAAAGTCTGGCAATCACACTTTTATTACAGG